TGTATGGCAACGAGCCATAGAATCCATCTGTTTAAATATTCTTGTAAATGGGGCAAGAAGATTAAGTTTGTAAAATAAATTCTTAGCTTTATCTACACGCTGAGTATATACAGTATCAAATTTATTGTTTGAAAATGGACTGTTAGATAATTCTTCTGTTAAGCGCATATGGCTACTGCCTGTCAAAATTTCTAATATTTGACCAGCTATACGACCTTCTTCAGCACTCATCCGAACACGTTTATCACCAATAGCCCCTTTGAGCATTTGAATGATAACTTTGCCATCATGCTCCATTAATATTTTAGCAAAGTCAGGAAGCGTAGAAAAACCAGCAGACCCAAGATAATTAAGTTGCGCTGCATCACGCATTACTTGAGCAAGTCGCGCATCCCAAGAATGTGGTTCACGCAATGTTGAACCAACAACACGGTCATACAAAATAGCATAGTTTTTACGAACCTCATTTATTTCAGAGGTTGTATTTCTATTTTGCCGCATATCATCTTCAATATCATCTAGGATATCATCTAATGACCTGCCATTGTTTTGTTTAGCAAATTCATATCTTGGAGCAACACGAGCAGTATATGCTTTCATAACTGCTATTGGGTCATTAACAATAAAGTCGTAAACTAAAGAGTTAGGTATATCTAAAGTTCTGTGTCTAAAATGTTTTGATTTACCATGCCCATAAAAAGAAGCCACCTCTGCGGTTGGGTCTACTTCCTCAAGTATTTCTTTTATTGTTTGCTCTGCACGTTCATCTATTGCTCTTGGGTCTGAATCAAATTCTTGTTTAATCCAAGCAGGTGGAGGTGTTCTCATCTGCTTGTGTATTTCTTTCATGCGCTTTAATGCTTCATCATTAATACGCATTTCATATTCAATATCTTCTTCTCGATACGCTCTTTTAAATTTGCCATGATGTAATTCATGTAAGGTTATAAAGTCTTGGAAATCAGCAAAAGATTTAAAACTATCTGAATTATTCAGCATAAACATATTGTGATGAAAATGTGCTTGTGCATACAGGTCTTTGTTTTTACCTGCTGCATTTCTCATTTCTTGTATTGCTTTTTCTTTGTCTTTTAAGGCTTGTTTAAACTTTCTGTATTTAAGATAAACACCATCTCTATCAAGATAGATAATACCTTTTTGTTGATCTAAATATTGGTGCATAGCTATTGCACCATCAGGAAATTTATTTTTGATTGCCTTTACTGCTTCTTTGCCTGTAACAATTTTATTTACATTAAACTCTTCACCATAAAGTCTTAAAATTTCTGCATCACTAAGTTCAAGAAGATTTCTTTTAATAGGACTGTCTTGAATATTTCTTACAAACTTGCTTGGATTGTTTGTAAAGTAATTTACAAGTATTGCTTTAAATTCTGCCCTGCGTTCTGCAATGGCCTGTTTATTCCAGTATCTTGAGAACATTGGTTCATTAGGGCTAAGACTGTCATCATCAATAGCCATAAGATTTACATCTAATTCAGATATTTCATCTTCTAATCTAGCAATACGCAACTCAAGGGCATCAATATATTCTTGTTGATTTTTAGTTAAAGAAACAGCAGTGCCGCTAAAGCGTTTATTTTCTGCTTCAAGTTTGTTGAGTTTTTCAATTTGTGCTTCTGTAAGACCACGAGCCTCTTCTTCTCGTCTAAGATTTCTTATAATACGATTGTTTTCTCTTACTGTTTGTCTCATACGAGCAAAAGATAAACCTTCTTTTGCCTCAAGGGTGTCAAGAATTTCATGTGCTTTACGCAACTTAAATTCTTTGTTTGACATCTGCTTGCTCATAAAATCTTTATTGCCAATCAAGCCGACATCACTAAGTCTTTCGCCCCACTTCTCCCAGAAGTTAGCCATTAACTTTATTGATTCACGTTCTAAATCAGTTTCACCTTCTATGCCTTTAATATATTTAGCATTTATACTTTCAAGGTATTTGCTAAATGAGCCATCCATGTTTTGAAAATTGTGATCCATAAATGTAAAGTCGCCTTTCCCAGACGCTTCACCATAGTTTTTGATAAGCTGGTCATATATCTGAACCCACTCACCCTCTCGAACTTTTGCACTGACATACACACCATCGCCATCTGTAATGCCGAGCTTGTGCATTGCAAGAGTAATGCCCTTGTCACCAGCAAGATTTACAAAAGCTTTCTTAACAACAGTAGGAACTTTGGCACTTTGCAGTGTATCTTTCATTGGAGTTGGAATTAATTTGTTATAAATCCAACTGTTTGTGAACCAGCTTTCTGCAATCTTGTATGGGTCTGTTAAACCTTGAACATTTCTTGTATCTTCAATTCTTCGGAATGAGCGTTCCATTTGAACAGCAGCTAAGTCATTTTCAGCATTCATCATTCCTGTTCTTAAGTTTCTTAATTCTTGTTCTTCGGCCTCTGTCTTTTTTGCCTTTGCCTCTAATGCTTCAATACTTTCTTGCATCTTTTTAATTTCATGAGGCTTTGCTTGATTAATTGCATCAAGCTCTTCAGTTGCAAGTTGACCAAACTCACGCTCTTCTCGTTTACCTAATTTAGATATATCATCTGTTGTTATCTCTTCTAAAGCCGCAATAGTCTCATTCATATCTTTAACTGTAGCTTTTTGAGCCTTTGCCTTGCGAGCCGCAGGTAAAGCAACAAGACCACCAAGAATGCCACCTGTTACTGCTGCTGCACCAATATTGAAAGCACTTTCTCCCAGTGTGCCTACAGGGTCAAATGGCGCACGAGCAATCTCTAATCCTGTTTGTATAGTTGCTGTACCTGCGCCTACACGCAATGCGGATTGAGCAACGCTACGTCCAAGACCAGCACCACCAAAAGGCAAAGCAACAAGATTTATAGGGTCAAATAAACCAGCAGCAACATTGGCTAAGAAACCATGCTCATACATAATCTCTCGTCTTGCTTGGCTTTCTCTAATGTGCCGCTTCATATCTGCCATGTGTTCTGCATTTTTGGCATTAATTAATGTGGCACTAAACTCTTCAAACCCCTCCATATCTTGTGATGCATTGTATGTAGGGTCTTCTTCATCAGCATATTTAATTTCGTTATTTATGTACTCATAGATTGGATCATACTGATAACCCATCTGTGCTTTTACAAGGTCGCTAAAAGTTGATTTACCTGCTGCAACTTCTCGTTCTTTGTTGATGGTTACACCAACATTCATGCCATATGGGTTTACTTCATACATTAATTAGGCTCTCTTCTCGTGGGAGAGAAAGCAAGTATCTCACCATCAGGATTTGTAACAGGAGTAAGTTCATTATTAACATCTAAAGTCATAACCATATATGTTACCTGACTATCGCCAGAAAATCTTTGTGGCATAAGATAGGCTTTTCTTTTTCCAGACATTGTTACTTTATGTAACATATCTTTATCTCTGTCGTATGGTTCTGCCATCCAATCAGCATATCCATTGTATGCTTGCATTAATTGACCAACCATACCAATTCCTGTAAACCTAGAACCTTCTAAGCCAACTTCCTCTGAGGGAGTTTGACCAGTGCCTGTAAGCGTAAAGTTAGGTGGCAAGCTAGCCTCAACATAGCTAATAAATTCACTGCGAGCATCTGCATCAGGTATTGTTTTAATTAAAGAATATCTTGAGCGACCAACATCTCTTACTCTGTGGTCAATTACATAACCAAGTGTTTCTGGGTATTCATCTTGGTAAAGTTTTTGAATTCTTCTTTTAATTTGAGTTTCATTTAGTGTTCCATTTGCAACTAATGCTTTTGCATATGGATACAAATCTCTAAAGACAGAGCGACTACCGCCAACAGAATCTAAAAGCCATGATGATAGCCCATCTTCATTTTGAGAGTATTTTCTTGCTGATGATGTAGAAGATGTTTGAGGGTTTATGACATCACTAGCCATAAACTGTTCTAAGTTCTTTTTAGCTTCAACGCTATTAAGAGAGCCATTATTAAAATCTGTAAGAATATTTGATAATTGGTCTGTGTTATAAATATAATTAGGCTCTCCGTTTTCACGAACTCCATCAATAATAAACTCACCTCTAATGTCCATGAGAGAAAGAATAGAATCTAAATTTGCCATTGCTGTTTTGCTAAGTGTCGGTGTGCCTTCAACAGTGCCTACAAATAAATTAACCATTCTATTTGTACTTTTACTGTAATAAGACCTCATGCCTTTATATGTTTGCAACAAAGCTGGCGCACCTGCTATCATTCTGCCTTGAGATAAAGCAGTTAAATCTGAAATAATAATTTCTGGTATTCTTCCTTTTTCAGCAAGATTAACCATAGCAGCAGTTGCTGGATGTTGTTCATCAAGACTTTGAGCAGTTCTAAAAAAATCTTCAGCCACACCATTATCGGTAAACACATACTGACTTATAGCTTGTTTATGAAGTGCGGTATTACCCAAACCTCTATTCAGTATATCTGTTTGAGCAGCTTGTTGTTTTTGCAAAACTTTAAAGTCTTCTTCTTTTTCTTTTAAAAAATTAGATAAACGTCTTGCTTCAGTAGCAGCAGTTTTGAGTTGAGGTTCATTCATGCCCTTTGTTAAAGCATTTACTGCACTTCTTATTTCTTTAGGTAACTGACTTGAATCTCCTGTTTTATCAAGAGCTGTTGCAACTTCAGACATAAGATTAGATGACATACCTACAGAGATTTCAACGGTTTCATCACCGCCTCCACCATCAGGCATTTCTATTGTAAATGTTTTGCCTAAGAGAGAGCTAACCCAGCTATTAGCAATAGAAGTGCTTACAGCGTCCTCTCTTGAGGCCGCTCTTGGAGAAGATAAAAATGCATTCTCTTGCCCAACTAATGCTCTATTCTCTGCTTCGTAAGCTTTTTGTTCAACTAAAATTTGTGCAATCTCTTCTGCAGAAGAAGCACTTGCCATTCTTTCTGAAAGGTCAGATTGAACTGCATCTGATTTATCAAACCAATCATAAAGAGCAAGACTGTTTGTTACTTCTCTTGCTTTAGCCTCATCTTTTTCTTGAGCAATTAATCTTGCTGTTTCATCTTGCTCTAGATTATTTAGTTTTTGCGTTAATCTTTTTTGATTAAATGCCTGACGTTCAATTAATATATCAAGCACAGGTTGATATTTATCAGGTACTTTAATTGTAGATTGGCCTCTTGAAAGTAAATAACTTTGAATCGCCATTATTTGCGGCTTGTCTAACTTATCTTTTACAATTCTTCCAACAAGACCATCTTCTATTTCATTAAATGCTAGTCCTTTATATTTATCAGGATCGGTTTCATTTATCCGTCTATTTGATGCAAAACCATCATGAGTTTTTTTGTCTTTTTCAATATGGTCTATTGCTCTAGTAAGTTGATTTACATTTAAGGTAGATGTTGATTCATAAAGAAACGGAGAGTCTTGAGTAATAGACTTTTCTATACCTGCATTGAGAGCAGGGTATGCTTCTCTATTTTGTTCGGTCTGAACCCTATCTTGCTCAACTCTTATTGCATTTCGATTTGCAATAGATTGATTAACAATATCTAAAAGAACAGGCCCATCTTTAGAAAAATTAGAAGAGTCTAGTATCTTTCGGATTGGTTCTCTATATGCTTCTGGCACAGAGTTTAAGGTTTTGCCATTAGATGCTAAAGCAGATTTAACATCAAGTAACTGTTCAACCGTAAGATTTTCATCAGCAGCAAGTAATCTTGTTAAACCTTCTGGCTTTATTCTTGAAATTAAACTTGTTAATTGTTCTTTAAGTTTTGGATTATCAACAAATGCACCAGCAGCTTCAGCATTGTTAAGTTTATTACTAAGGCTTTCTATTGCAAAATCTACATCTTGTGGATTTGCACCAGATGTAATCATCCCCAATATTATTGGGTAGTCTTCTTGAACGTGTGTTGCCGCAGTTACGCCAGCATTCACTCGTTCTCTCTTTAACTGAGCCTGTTGTAGATTTAATTTTGTACTGGCAAGATACGCAGAGCCAGTTGTGTTAATAAAGTTTTTGTATTTTCCTGTTGCATTTGCTTTCATTTCTTCGACATAGTTGCCAAAGTTTTTCTCATAAACGCTTACAGGGTCATCAAAACTTTCTGCCGCCATTGCTTCTGACGCAGCTTTTGCTTTTATCTCTTGCTCAATAGAAAGCCTGTATCTATCGTCAACAGTCTTCTCGAATGCTTCAGATGCTATCTTTCCAAAGCTGGCTGGCTCAGAGTCAAAGGCTTCTGGCAATCCTGTCTTTGGGTTTATTGTTCTGATGTTTTGAGCATTAAGTGATTCTGCTAAATCTACACCAGCTTCTTTGGCTTCTCGCTCTGCACCCTTAAAAGCCATATTAATAAGTTTATCTGCATTGTTCATAGCAGATACAGCCGCACGTTCTGCGGCATCAGAAATCTTTACAACTCCTATATTGCCTATTTGAAAATTTCTGCGTTCTTTTATTACTGCCATTATGTTCTCACTAAATCATATTGGTAAAGGCCAGTTGCTATAGATGTAAGGGCCGACATTTCATACTGTTCTTTTTTAATTTGCCCTTCTACTAATGATTGCTGTCCTTGAGCAAGCATTTGTTGCTGTTGAGCAGTAGCGGTAAAATCCAGAGCCGCCCTATCATCACTTTTAATTTTTTGTTGCCTTTTTAAAAATGCAGCATAACTTTGGTCACTACCTAAGTCTCTATTCATAAATGCAAACATTGCTCTATTAGAAGATTGCGCTGTTTGAAATTGACGCTCTCTTTGATTGGCCTTATCTCTGGCTTGTATTCTATTTTGCTGTATTTGTATTTCTTGTTGACGCATTCTCATTGCAGCAGTTTGTTGCGCTGCTCTACCTGCGCTTAATGCAGAAGAGGCTTGCAATGCTGTGCCAGCTAATACAGCAGCTTGAAATAAAGTAATTGGCATTAAAACGATACCTCTGCGATTAAACCATTTACCTGTAAAGATAATGGTGCTGATTGTGTTATCTTAACTGTTGGGTCTTTACTATATCCCAATAATCTAAACTCTTTTTTACCTGTTACAGCGGTTCTTGAGGCACTCAAATCATCTGTAACTTGACGTATAACAAGTCTTTTATCATTAACGGACACAGCCAAAGTGTTTACTAAATCTAGTATAACACGATTTACCCGTCTTGGATTCCCTGTTAATGGCCCTCCTTGCACTTGTGCGTCAATAGGCAATGTCTCTGCTTCTACATTAAACTTATATCCAATCTCCGCAGAAGTAATAGTTTCAACAGCAGATACATCAACATTCCCAGAAGCTACGGTAAATGAACCAAGATAGTCATCGCCATTTACAACATCAACTACAGCCCCATTTGCAAAATGAGAGGACACATCAAATACACCAGCAGTGCCAGTAAATGTATTAGAAAAATCTAACTCTAAACTTGAATCAAATTCTGTAAGAATAAATTTATCTGTACCATCGCCTTTGTCATAAGTGCCAACTAAAAACACACGGTCATCAACTGTTGTTATAGAATGAAACTTTCCATTAGTTGTGAACTCAGCCCACCCTGCCCTTTGTTCGCCTCTGTTTGAGGTAAAGATTGCTATAGTGCCATCAGAGTTAAGAAAGAATGCATAAGACTCTGGCCTGTTCAATGCGCCTCTTAGTATTGTCATCTGAACAGGGTCGTTGATTAGATGTGCAGATAGCTGACTAATTGATGTAGATACATAAGCGGCTTCTGAGTCCGCAAAAATATATTCCCTTACAACCGACCCATTCTTTTGAACATAAACAGTTGCACCATCCAAAGACTGCGGTTTTACAAATGATGCCCCAAAAGGTGTTTGTCTACGTATTTGTGCATTGGTAGGTGTGATAGGCTTGTCTGTGAATGCAGGAATATAAAGCTCTGATGTATTTGTAAATATCTGCAAGTCTCTGTTTGAGACAATATGCCTTATTGTATTAATCTCACCAATACTTGCAGTTAAGTCTAACGCATCATCATCTTCTGCATCACCTACATCAAAATTAAAATAAAGGCCACTTCTGCTTGCCCATATACCGTCTGGTTGAGATATAGTTCCACCAAACCATAATCTATTCTCATGGAATGTTACAGCCGCAGGGTAGCCTCTAAGCGCACTATATGATTGCTCTTCCCATTGCGTTGTAGGGGCATGAGTTTCTATTTTAGGAGAGCCGCCACCAATACTATTTGTATTTGCATTTGCACCAGCAGTAACAATAAATACATTTTCATTAACAATTTCTTGTACAGAACGTGTGCCGTTAATCTGATTTGCGCTAATCCCACCAACGCCACCAGCATCAGATATAGTAATACTATCTCCTGTACTTAAACCATGTTGAGCAAAGGTAATTTGTATATCTGCTGTTCCATCTGTTGTCTCAATTGCATCATTATCAAGATGAACTCTCAACCTATCAGTTATAGTTCCTGTTGCTTGAGTTGCAGATTGAACAGATGTAATTAATATTTCTTGCCCTTGATACCTAATAATAATTCCAAGATGTTTCGAAATAATATAATTACCACCTTGTTGCAATCCTGTGGTATCCCAGTAATCAACAGATGTTGTAAGAGTAACACCACTGCCAGTAGTTGCTGATGGGTCAAGGGTTACATCTTCCCCATGAAAAGAATAATATGGTTGAAAGTTATATTCATCATCTGCATCTTTATCGAATGCGAATGTGCTTACCTCAAAATCATTTAAACTTGTTCTTACTAACTTCCGTATCATAAATGTCTGATGACATAAAAACATTATATCACCAGATTGAGCAAAATTAATTTCATCTAAAATACTATCTGTTATTGGCAAAGCCGCAGAATCTGTATCTTGGGTAATTGTTTCTACAAGAGTTACTGCTCCTGTAGATGGGTCAATCTTAAAGCAACGTATCTTTAAGTTCTCTAAAGAGATTATATATTGCTCATCATCAGAGAATATAAATGGTACAAGTCTAAGTTGCTGACGCTTTGTATTGTCAACAGTGGTATCAAACTCATAAATCTTTTTAGTGCCAAATCTTTTTAGTAGACCACCTTCATTACGAAGAAAGAAGTTTTCTACCTTTTTAGCGGCATTCTGGTAAACTTTAGTATCAGTTCGTGAAAGCATAGATGGACTGACTTCACCAAACTGAAAGTTAGATAAGGGAACTCTAATCCTTGCCATTAGCTACGCCTATTTGTAAGAAACCTCGATGTAACCAACTTACGAGTTGTCTGTTGTTGAGAGTCAAGGCTTCTGGCTTTAGCCATAGTCTCTGACGCTTGAGCTTGCATAATTGATGCTAAACCATTGTCACGCGCAATAGATGTAGCAAATACTGTTGCTAATGAATATTCTACAGCAATTGTAAAATATGAAGGCCAATCAAGCTCATTAGCTCTATATGTGTAATCAAGTATAACAGAGTCACCTGCTGATGTATCAGCATAAAGTTTGTCTCCATATATTTGATAATCAATAATATTATCATTAACGGTTGCAGTATGAACCATAAGATAGCCAGATGGCAGTTGATAAGCTCGTTCATATCTACCTGTAGGAGCGGCTGTTAAAAGATTTAGCTCCGCTTGATTTGTTGAAAAACGCCAACGTGTATTAACCAATGCTGTACGAGCAACGTCCTCATACATATTGACCGAGACAAGTGCCTCGGTTGTTCCATCCTCAAATGAGGTAATTGTTTCAGCCCCAATAAGAATTAATGCCCTTGAGCATATATCAATAGGGGTATTTGCGTGTGTACTGCTAACTGCCATGAAAGATAATGAGGGGGGCTATACCCCCCTCACCTCACTTAGTCACCGTCTGTTTCAGCAATTGCTGTGCCATCAGACACATCAACAACCGAACCTGTATTCGATAAGACATTCACAAAGTTTGTGGTCGGAGTATTCGTATCCACAACAATGATTACATCACGAACAGCCAACATATTTGCGGCATCATTAAAGTAACCTTCGGTGTTTACAGTGCCAATTGCATCAGCAGAACTGTAAAACCAAAGGTCGCCATTTGAAGCACCGCCAATACGAGTGAGATTTGCTGCACTATAAGCCATTTTTCACTCCTATTAGTTGTTATCCAGAACTTCGTACACACCGTTGTCATCAATGACAACAGCACCCATTGACATCATAGATGTTGCAAGGTGTGATACTTTTTCTGCGACATAGTTAATTTCAGTTGAGACATCAGAGTTTACACCCAAGCCAACAGCAGATGTGTGGTAAGCAATGTTCTTACCAGCAGTAATTGCTGATGTTGAGAAAACCTTGAAGCCCATAAACTCTTTCATGGTCATGCCACCTGCAAACGGCAGGTTCTGCTCACCAACAAAGTCGCTTGATGCGAACTCTGTAATATTGAACAAGTCTGCGTAACCCTTTGGATGCATAGCAAGATAACGCTGTCCGTCCTCTGGGATGTTTGCTGTGCCAAATGTTTCAAACAGAGTAAGAATATCAGCAAGCACAATTGCACCTGATGTATCATTAATCTGTGTTGAATTAGCACCAGAATCCATTGCAGTGTAAAGGATTTCGTCAGTCTTACGACCAAGAGCGGCGGCGGCAGATTGTGCTACTGCTTGACGCTCATTGATATTAGTCTTCAACTCATCCAATTTATCAATGTATTCTGCGGCATAATAGTCAGCCATTGTTGCTTCCACTTGAGTGTGTGCAAGCTCCATAGGTGTGACGTTGCCATTTCTTGATTTAGTTGATGCAGAACCTGCGCCAATCTTTTGGAATCGCACAGTCGAACCTGTTACTTGACTCGCCATACGCACAGTATTTCTTAACTTAGAACCCATGCGCTGATAAGCCATATGAACTTCAGACTCGAACTGTTTGATAAAAGCTACATCAATGGTATTAGCCATTTCATCAGTCCTTTTTTAAAGTTTCACGATAGTCGGTTGTCTGCGTTTCATCCTCAATGCGGTTATCCAAAAGGGCCGCTCAGTGCGTTACAGGCCGTTGTTGAAGATAGTAAACATTATTTTTCCGATTTATGCAACGCACAAATCTCATCATCGTATGCCCATTAATTTCATGCAAATGCTCATCAAACACAAAACCGCACCAACTTAACCACATTATTGTTTCGTGGTGGTCAACAGGAACATAGTTTTCTACTACTTTGTAGTTACCTTGCAATAATTCAATAACTTCTTTGCAGCCTCTCAAAAAAGGACGAAAGTTAGAGTTTATTGCGCCAGTGCCTAGCATCCACACCCTGCCTGTTTCATTGTCTACAGGCACAGTTCCACACATTGCTATACATCTATCATCATATTTTATGGTGTATGTTTTTGCGCCATCAATAGTTAATGGTTCTGCAAGGGCCTCTAATGGCTCTAATCCCATAATAAGACACTCGCGTTTGTCTTGAAATCTTAGGTATGGGGCAATGTCATATGCGTCATCTGGACGGCTATCCGTTAAAGAAAGCCGCCCAACTCGCTTTATTTCATTGACCATAGAGCTTCTTAAAGCCTTCATCTACTTGACGAATAAAGTTGGCATCACGTTTAGCAGGGTTATGATACCTATCATCAAGCATCATTTGCCTTAACTGGTCTTCATTCATTCTTGCCATGCCAACTTGGTCAGTGCTTGGGCCGCCATCTTTCATGGCTTCCATAATCGTTTCCAATGCCATTACACCATCAGCAGTTTCGCACATACGCTCAATTGCGCCTAGCTGGTCTTCTGGGAAAAATTGATTTGCGAATAAAGAAACAGCTTCAGTTCTTGCGGATGCATTATCACCAAGCCTTGCCAACTCAGCATCATAGTCAGGAACATCTGCATTCAATGCGCCAAGATACATATTGATACCTTCTGAGAACTCCTCTTGATTGAAACCATTTTCAAATGCGTGATTAGCCCACCATGAAAGTAATTCATTATCTGCGGCAAGTTCTTCATCAATACCTTCTGGCAATTCATAATCACCAACACTTGCTGGCCTGTTTGCATAGGCCTCTTTTTCAATCTCTTCCATAAAAGAGTTACGATAGTCTTCTTCTTTCTGACCTAGTTTCCCTTCAAGAGAAGAGTAAGCATTTGCCAAATCTTCTGCTGATTTAAATTTTTCTGGAAGCCACTCAGGACGCTCAACCGCAGTCTCAGTCTGGACTGCTTCTGTTGGTTCAGCACTGGCGGCAGATTCTACATCATTCATTTTCTTTTACCTCTTGTGCGT